CTCCCGGGTCTTACCCTCGATAAAATTACTGATTTTGAAGACAAGAACATTTAACAAAACACTCTACTATTATCAGTCATCTGTTACCGAATCCACCTACTTGTATATTAAGATTTTTAAAAATTAAGTTGGGTCTTATAAATCCTCAGTGCCGTTCACCCTTGTTGACACTGATTCATAAAGTATTTGAATTTGTTTGGGTCTTATAAATCCACAGTACCGTGCACCCTTGTAAGTACTGCTTCATAACGTAGGTTTCATTGTCACAGACGGTGATAATACCAAGCATTATTGTTTTTTTTGAAAGAATAAAGTGCTTAACTGTTTATTTATTGCAAGTTTGAAAAGTTGAGTTCCTGGTCTGATTGGTAATAATTTAAATTCGGGTTTTGGTTCTTGAAATTAATGAATGTAGTTGTTTCTGGTAATGTAGTTTCTATTAATAATGATGGTGTATCTCTAATGTTAACTATATACAATGGATGATTCATTATAGGTGATATGTTTTGCATCTGTCTATAGTATGATCCTTGAGGTATCACCACTTCCAACGAAGATGAATTTCTGTTAAAGTATATCTTAATTGTTGCTTCTTCTACATCTATTAACATAAAATAATAATTTTGTCCTAATGCTGTACTTTTATCTTTATCTGCATAATACCAATCTTGTAGATCTATAACATCTCCCTTATCTTCTAACATATCTGGTACTGATGAATAAAATAGTGTTGCTTTCTTATTTGTGTCAACATCTGCTCTTGATCCGTTTATGATTATGTTAAATGTGTTAGACAATTTCTCAATTTTAAACATAGTACCTGCAGTGTATTTGTTGTTTTGTGTTAATAATATACCGGTTATATTTTGGTGGCGTAGATCAACATCTTTTATCATCTTACTATTTTCTGTCTTATAATACAAAGGATTTGCTACTGGATTGTACAAATGAATTTTATAATTGAAATAAAAAGTACCTGGTGCTATGTAAAACCCATTATTATCTGTAATATCTGATAGATAAATGATTATAAAAAATGGATTGCTTTCTTTATCTAGAGTTTGACTTAACAATAATTTCTTTTGTTGCAATAAACTATTTAATGCTATCCTCTTTACATATTGTTCTGAACATGAGAATGTCTCACCTGATGTTGATGATATTAAAGTGTTTTGTATTGAATCATCATTAACGAAAGGATTGGACATACATCCTATAGTGATTGTACCTTTCTGAAATTTACTTACTGTAGGAACATATTCTATAGTTAATGATAATGGTTTGAAATACTGATATTGAGCTGCCATATTTTTGATTCTTGTACCTTGCCAATATAAAGGTGATATAGGTATAGCTGCATAAATCTTTGAAGTAGTTATTAGATTTGAATCACAATTAATTATTAGATCTTTCCCTGTAATAATTGTATTCTTATTGTTTCTATTTATTATTTGATTATTCACATTCTTGGGTTGATTCACTTTGATTACATTTTGTTGCCATCTCACAGTCCTTCTTATCATTGGTCGTGTGTATACTGTTTGCTTTTGTGGTCTGCTTCTCCAATTATTAATACTTCTAGGTCTACTATATGGTCTTCTAGGTTCAACTTGCACTTTATTCTTTCTATTATTATTATTGTTTTCATTGTCATTTTTGTTGCTCATAATTATCTTTTTATTGTAGGGCCAATAGACTTTTTAATTCTTCTGTTGAAAATTCTAATTGTATTTGTTGATTAATATATACTAACTCTAACAAGGAATTAACTTCAGTTCTAACCTGTTCTGTCAGTTTAACTTGTTCCCAGTAATTTGTATAAAAGTCTATGTATTTTTCCCGCTGTTTAACATTAAATAACTTTTCTAAAATTTTATTCATAAATGTGTCTTCTGTAAACTCAACTTCATCCTTCTTATCTTTTTTATTTAGTAATAGTTGTTCTTGTATCTTATTGTGTATGGTTTTGTGTTTTTTATCTAGTTTGAAATACACTGTTCTTCTTATCTCATTAGCTCTTTTGAAATGTGCTTCTGCCATAATTGTAAATATATCTATACCTGGATAATTGGTTATATAACTTATTGCTTGTTGTATGTGATATAAATATTGTTGTTTTCCATTGTAACTTTTATATTTAATTGAATATAGTGCTTTATTGAATAATTTTGATGGATCTCGGGTTAATGTGATTTCTTCTTTCAATGGGTCCTTAAACCATGATCTTAAAGAGCAAAATTTAAATGTTGATGGATCTCCTACATCTAAGTACTTTAATATTTGTCCCAATCCAAATTGACGTTTATCTGTAATTTCTTCTGGTCCTGATGATTTTGGTAAAAAATAATCATAATATATCTTTTTTATAAAATCATCTGTTATGTAATTCTTGTATAAAACTGAAAAATCATCACCTTTTGCATAAACTATATAGTCCTTTCCATATATTAATCCTGCCTTATCATTTACAAATCTGTTATATAACACCATCCTTATTGTGTTCATTAATGTAGTATCACAATCACCTGAAAATACAGTTCCCAATACATAGTACTGTAAATAAGTTCTTACCTTATTATCAAACTTGCCCCTATAATTAACATCCATTACCTTGTAATATGCATTTGCTACCTGTCTGAACAATGTTTTGGGTACATGATAAATCTTATCGACTATTTTATCATATATATATCTGTCTATGCTCTTGAGTGTCACATCTTGTGTGTTGTCAAATGCTGAACCATCCCCTTCGACTACTTTATTGAATCCTTGTTTTATATAGTCATTTAATTGATTTCCCATTTCAGTTAAATTCAATCCTCCACAGTATCCTCTTAAGTGCTTTGTTGCAATCTCTTCTAACATCCATGTTACTGGACCCATTATATATTTAATATGTTGTGGTATTGCACACACCATTCTAGGCTTTCCATCTAGTTCTTGTAATTCTGCTTTTACTATTGCTGTATAATGTAATGATAACATTTCTTTTATTTGTTTACTTGTATAATCTAAGATTCTTTCCGGATGGTTATAAAATTCATATATAGGTTTGATTTGCACTTGTTTTGCTCTTGCTAAATGATTATACCATTGGGACAAGTCATAACCAAAATCCTTGAGTTCTTCTCCTAATTCTTTATCTATTATTTTCTTAGAATGATTAATGAATTCGCTCACAGTTTGCTTGTCTGGTACTGGTGCTGTTTTTACCTGTCGCTTCAAGGCTGCAAATAGTGTTTGTTTATTTTTTCCATACATCATTACTCTGTCTGTATGATCATTTGGATCTCCTAGTATTTTAACATATGCTACTTTCTTAGGTTGATCATCTTGAATATCTTTTACTTCTATATCATTTATTATATCAAACCATTTACTTAAATCAGGGTCTGTGATGAATTCCTGTTGGCTCTTATACTTAAATTCATGTTTTTGCATTGCTAATTGTTTTAATTGTTCATCTTTTATGTGTATCATTAAACGTGGAAATCCTTGTTTCTTGTGATCATCTACTCTATAACCTATTTTTCCTCTTGTTATTAACTTGTGTTCTGCAAGTTTATCCAATAAATTAATTAATTCCTTGTTCAAATTTTCGTTTAAATTTCTGTATTTAATCTCATTAATTAATGGGTGTGTATTGGTAATATATGATTCTATATCATAAACTTCACAAGTATTATTGGGTTTTGCATGTTTCTCTATATTCTCACTGTAGTATGTAAATTCTCTTTCTTGATCTGTTGGTAACACACCCATAAGTCCATTGGCCCCATTTAAAAATCCAATTGGGTAACATTCATATCAAATTCTTTTTCTTCTGTGAAAGTGAATACATTCCTCAAATATCTATAAATTTTACTTAAAATGCCTTCTTTCTGTAGGGTTAACTTGAACTTATCATCTTTAATATCATTGATCATTTTTACTAATTTGCTTGAAACCATTGTTTTTAATTTGACTTCACATTCCATAGTGTCTTTTATCAATCTAGCTGTTAATGGTATGATATCTTGAATTATTTTCATGTCTGGTAATTCTTTATTTAAGTAAGTGATAAATGATTTTATTGATTTTATATCCAATTTTTCTAATTGTATGAGTTTAACTCTTGCTTTTTCTATGACTTCATCCTTGATAGCCTGTACATTATACATTGTGGTTAGTGGATCTAATTGTATCTTTGTCATTGTTCTCAATCCATACCATTTTCTGTCTCCTGTTTGAGCTATGTAATACTTGCCATCTATCACATTGCACTTCTCTTCTAATTCTTTTTCTAATGTCTTTTTCTCATTTTCCTTTTCCTTCAATTTTTTTTGTCAATTCTGATACATACTTCAAGTTATTTATTGTGTTTATGATTTCTGGCTCCTTATAATTGTTTTCTCTTATAATTGTTATTTTTTCTTTTATTGTTACTGCCTGCTCCATTTTTTCAATCAATTGCAAAGTGTCATAATCCATATCTTTCACACCTAAGTAATCAGGGATTTTTGGGTTTGTTATTTTTATTATCTTAAATCTCAAATAATATGTGGCATTACAATCATAACTTTCTAGTGGTTCTGCCCTTAATATGTAATCATATTCTTTGTTATTAGGTTGTGGTATTACCATCGATGTGTCCTTGTTTAAATACCTTAAGTAAGTTAGATCATGTGTGTAGATGTGGTCATTTCCATATGTTTTCATTAAAAATTTAGCATTGTCTAATGTTATTTTTAAATTATCTTTTTGGTTTTGTATATTTGTTGTTATTTGTGTAATTCCTTCCATTTTAGCTCCAAATTGTATAACATGTTGTTTTAAATTCAATTTTTTAGGTATGTGTGCAGTTCCTACAATAATTGTCCCATCATTTAAATGTTTAGCCACATCATAGAGTTCACTTTCTGTCAGATAATAAATAACATCTGTAAGATTTATTAATGTATCTTTACTGATATTGTCCTTGTTTTGTTCAATTACTGTTAATAAGTCACCTTCATATTGAGTTATTAGGTTGTTCATCCATGGGTTTAAATTTTCAACTTTATTATTATCTTCTGCGTGTTTATTGATTTTCCTTTGTAACATATCTGGATCTGGGTTTTCATTGTCTATAAAGAATGTTTCTGTCAATCTATCTACTTCATACTTTGATATTGTATCTTTGAATTTCTCTCTTACTTCCTTTATAGTATTCTCAACATGTCTCACCCTGTCATTATCTGCTGCCTCAACATTATATTTCACTAGATAAGTCTTGAATCCTGATTTGATTATTCTGGTCCCATTGATATCCATTATTGGCCTATTACTTTCAAGTGTATCTGCTATTGGATCTTTTCCTATTATCCTGACATTTTCAATGATATTAGTATTTTCTGCTATTGATCTTATGTGTTTCAAGCATACATGTAAATTTGTCTCCCTTGTTTGTATAATGTGTTTGTCTACTGGTTTATCCTTATTAAATTCTTTATAAGTTATGAACTTGGCATTGGTGATTTTATTTAAATGTTCTACCAAACTTTCATCTTCGGGTTTTGGAAATCTGTAACAGTCTCTGTATTTTTTATTCATTTTTTCCTGTATTTCTATTTTTGTCTTGAACTTCACTCCTTTTTGTTTTTCATTTTGTTGTTTAACATTGTTTATTTCGCTTCTTGCTTCCTCATTATGATTACCTCTGTTACCTAATCTATTATACATGTTACTGAATTTTGTTGGCTGTCTTTTATAATCAAATTGTTTATTGTATTTACTGCTTTCTCTATTAAAATATCTATTGTTTGATTTACTCCTTGGTTGTTTGCTATTAGATTTAAAATGGGGTTTTCTATAATTACTCTCATTTTTAAATTTAATAACTTCTATTGAATCTGATAATTTATCTATAGGTTTTGATTTCTTAATTACATCTTGTTGTGCCTCTGGTATAATTCCTGAAACAAATGAATTTACTGCGAATGAATCATCTTCTATCCAATCACTATCATTGTCAAATTCTTTTTCATTGATTGCTTTCTTATTAGAGTTAGTATTTATTTCATTATTTTTCTTGACTTCAAAATCAGCTTTTTTATTATTATTTTTATTTTTATTATTATTATTTTTATTAATTTTTG